CACTAACAGGAACTAATCCTGATGGTACGGACACATATGCAAATCCAGTTGAAATAAATTGTAGATGGGATGAAGTTACGGAAGAAATGATTGCTTCCAATGGAACTAAATTTCTTTCTAAGTCTAAAGTGATGGTTGATCGACGAATCCAAGAAGGTGTTTTGCTTAGTTGTCTTTTAATTGACATTATTAACATGCTTAATCCGTATGCTAATACTGTTCAAGCATGGAAGATTCAAAAGTTTGCCATTCACCCCGATGTCCCCGGTGAAGAGGCACTGTATGAGGTCTATCTCTAATGCCGTTTCTTAACGACATAACTTTTGAAAAAGTTGTTGAAGATAGTGTTGTGGACATCAACACTCATGCTTTAGAAGTCGTTAAAGATGCGGTAGAAAAGGCTTGTAATGTCGTATTAAAAGACGCCATAAATAAATGTCCAAAGAAAACAGGTGCATTGGCTGCCAGTGGAAAAACAGATGTAGAGATTCACGGTTTAGTCGTAACGGGAACAGTCACATTTGGAGATGAAGATGCTCCATATGCTTTGTTTGCTCATGAAAAAATTGAAGCAGACATTGATTGGACAACTCCGGGAACTGGACCAAAGTACCTTGAAAATGCCGCCATTGAAAAAGATCAGGAAGTCCAAAAGATTGTTGGAAATGCGATGCTAAGCCTTAATGGTAATCCAATTAGCTCCGCATTGACAAGAACTGAACATGAGGCGTAAATGGCGTTACAAATTAGTTACGCTGCTTTTGTCTGGAAAATGGTGGAAGATCAAATTAATGGTCCATTAGTTGATCTCACTCCGTTTGACAGAAAGTACGGATTTTGTCCAAATCCAGAATCACTCAATACACCTTCGTTGTGCTATAACGATTATAATTTTGCAAAACAGTCAAAATTAATGGACGGTTCAGTCATTGGAACAAACATGATTCAAATACGAGCTATGGCGACTTATGACATGGCTTACGGTGCTTTGATGGTGATTAATAATTTTTTCTCGCCAAAAGGTGCTAAAGACAATTTGCAAGTTGTGTATAAAAATCAAATGGTTCGTTTGAATAATTGGTCTTTAAAGTCAGGACCAATTAACTTGGGACGATCAGTAAAAAATCAATTTACTGACTTTGCGTTGAATATCGGACTAAATGTTTCGCCAGTAACATTCTACTAGGAGTGACCATGCCTACTCGGTCTAGCAGTAGGGCAGCTAATTACGGTGGGATTGCTTTTCAAAAAGTAGTCTCACAGTCATATCAAGGTGCCCAAGTTGCAGATGAGACTGTTCCAATTGCACAAGCTGGTACGCTAACGACTCGTACCAGCAATACGGCGGGGGTTATTACCCTCAATAACTCTGCCATTCCGACGTTTAACACAGGAGCAAAAGTCGTTGTTTCGTGGATTGACGGTAGCGGGAATCTACAATACTGTTGGAACGGTACTGTAACAGTCAGCGGAAGCACCATTACGATTACCGGTCTTTCTGGTACTGTTCTTCCTGCTGCTGCTTATGCTGTCAATGTTTCGCAGATTTTGAAGCAACCGATGGTGATTGCTTCAACTGGTAGTCCTTTGGCTGCCACTGTGAACAACTCCCAAGTGACTGGATTCATGGTCGTTGGTTTGACAGCACAAGTTGATAACGCTACTCCCAATACGACCGCTGCAATTGCTACAACAATTGTCGGGTCTAATGCTGCTTTTTTCATGGAAAGTGTCGGGGAGTACACCATCAACAATGCCAGCTTTGCCACAGCAGATACAGTCTATATGGCAAACCTGTCTACAACGACTTCTGCGAATGTTCAAGTTGCCGTAGCCAATCCTTAATAGGGGGGACTAATGTCCTTAAAACACCGTCTTGACGATGGGTTCTCGACAAGAATCACCTTTGATTCTTACCCCAATGTGGAGTTTTGGGAAAAAGGTGTCAAATTGCCGGGGATCGATGGTGGGACTCCGATTGAAACGACTACAATGCGTAATACGTTATATCGGACATTTTCACCTAGGGCACTGATTACGCTATCGGTAATGCACCTTACTGTAGCGTTCAGTTCTGACTTTTATAACACCGGGTCTACTGGCATTTTGCCAATGACCAATAAGAATACCCAAATTACCGCGACGCTACCCGATGGAGCGACGTATACATTTTGGGGATTCGTGCAAGGAAGCGAACCTAGCGAAATGGTCGAAGGAAGTCAACCGACTCAAACAATAACGATTCACCCGTCCAATCAGGACAATAACAAGGTGGAACAGGCACCGACGTTTGTCGCATCGTCTCTGTAACAAACCTATATCCCCCCGGAGTAGATTCAAATGTCTGAAAAAACTTACCGAAAGACATTGAAAACCATCAATGTTGTTTTGGAAGATGCCGATGGACAGCAAGATAAAAACTACCATCTTGTTGAACTGACTTCTCCTCGTCGTCAGACTTGGGCTTCGATCATTGCTGAGCAAGCATCTTCCATGAGTGAAGATGAAAACGGCCAAGTGATGATTAAATGGAAAGACTTAAAGTTTCCTATTCGCGAAACGTTTCTTAGTCTTTCACTTGCAAAAAGAACCAGTACAACTGAGTTTTTGACTGTTGATGAAATCAGAGCCTTGCAATTGCCGGATGAAATCATTGAGGCTATTTATATAGACTCATTAGAATTGTCCAAATTGCGAAAGACTGAAAAGAAAGAAGAAAAGGATGAACACGGAAACCCAAAAGACTTGTCGCCGGAGAAGAAGTAGTCTGGTTTCGTATTGCTTCCACTCTTGGCGGAAAGACTGTTGAAGAGTGGAAACAAGAAATGGGAGTGACTGAATTCCAGCAATGGGCTTACTATTTCACTCATGAAAATGAAGTCTATCGCGATGCGAATTCAGAGTTGTTAAGTCTTATACGATTTGAGATTGCTAGCCTTCGCTCCCAACTGGCAAAGTCTCCATTCTCCGGCGTTAAAGTCAAAGACCCACTTATTGCTGATTACTTGCCGACGAAAATTTACAAGGAAGTCAGACTTCCAGAACACGAACTTATCCGTAACAAATATGGCGAAGATTCCAAGGAATTTAAGTCATATAGGAATAAGTACTTGTTTGAATTGAACAATCGTTGGCGTGCTGGCATTGGAATGAAATTGATTCCCAGCTTTGAAGCATACAAAGAACTAATGGGGATAAAAGAAGATGGCGACGGACACGGAAATCAAAACAGTAGTCTACAAGCTAGTAGCGGACCTGTCCAAAGCTAACCAGCAATTTGTTAGCTTTGAAGACCGTGCCCAAGCTGCGACTGCTGCTTTGGAAAAACTCGACGCCATGATGACAAAAATGGCCCGCAAACAAAAAGCGGGTCAAGCTGCAATCAAGGCTAATGAGATTTTAGGACTCGATGGCGATTCTATTCGATTGATGACGGAAGAAGTCATTCGAGAAATGAAAGCCGCCAATGACCAAATTCTCGTCGAGAAAGAGCGAGAAGCACAGGCGTTAAGGTCTAAAAATGCTTCTATTTTAGCACGTCAACGGGCACAGGGGGAAAGAGCCGAAGCATCTAAAGTCGCGTCAGATGCTGTTGCTCGCAGACAAGTTTTAGGTTCATTAAATTTTGACTATGGTGCTTCGACTACTGCTTCTGGTGCCGCAGCATTAGCCGCACAACGAAGACAGGGTGAATTAGACAATAGAGAACAAGAACGTAAAGCAGCAGAACTTCGAAATTCTTTTGCAAAAAGTCGAAGTGCTGCAATGACTGCTGATGCCGATAGAAGACGACTAGGAGAACAAGAAGCAAGAAATGCCGAAGCAAGAGCGGCCAATATTCGAGCAGCATACAGTCGTAGTGTTTCTGCCAGTGCCAGTGCTGATGCTTCTCGTAGAAGACTTGGCGAACTTGAAGCAAGAGACACCGAAGCACATCATGCGTCTATTCGCAATGCTTTTTTTAAAGACAGAGATAGTAAAATTGCAAGTGAGGCAGAACGTAGACGACAGGGAGAGCTTGAAACTAGACGAGAAGAGGCAAGAGCCGCAGCTATTCGGAAAGCCTATTCTGACTCTTTAGATAGAGCAAATAAAGCTAAAGTAGATGCTACAAATAGACAAGCGAGGGCACAAGCAAGAGCAAGATCGGAACAAAGTCGTAATATGCACTATGCTTTGTCAAGTGTAGCTGCATTCGGTGGAGCAGAACTTGGCAGCTTTATGAATGCCTCTGGAATGGGGCATGACCCACTGACTCGTATTTGGACTGGTTCTGTTACTGGTGGTTTGAGCGGAATGGGTCTTGGCGGTTCCATTGGTATGACATTTGGTGGTGTTCCCGGTGCTGCTATCGGTGCTGGTCTCGGTGCTGGCATTGGCGGTGGTATCGGAATGTTGACATCAACTGTTGGTTCTGTTGTTGGACTATTTACTTCCGGTATTGAAAAAGCTGTTGACATTACTAAAGCCGGTGCGACCTTCATCATTGAGAAAGGGATGGAGTACGAACGGTCTTTAGCAAAGTTTACAGTTATGACTGGAAGTAAAGAAGAAGGCAGTCGTCTTTTCAATAGTTTGGAAAAGATGGCAATTAATTCTCCATACACTACTCGTCAAGTCACAACAGGAGCGGAAACGTTACTCGGTTATGGTATTTCGTCTAAAGTAGCTCCAGAAGTTATGCGACGATTAGGAGATATTGCCGGTGGTGACCCAGTAAGACTAGAACGACTTGCTTTAGCTTATGGTCAGGTTCACTCTCAAGGTAAACTAGCAGGTCAAGAATTACGACAATTTGCCGAAGCTGGTGTTGGTGCTGCCGATATTGCTCAAACAATGGGAATTGACCCTCTTGAACTTCGACATAGGATGGAAAAGGGGGCTGTTCCTGCTCTTGCAATCAGTGATACTATTAATAGACTGACTAGTCCGGGTGGTCGTTTCTTTGGAATGTCCGATGATATTTCAAAAACCGTTTCTGGTCAATCCAACCGATTGCTTGAAACAACTGAAATGACTGGACGACGTATTGGTAAGTCTTTCTTTGATCAATCTGGTGTCGGGAACATGCTCGGGAATATTACTTCAACAATTGGTGGCTTTGCTGGTAATGCTGGGGACATTGGCGGAATGCTGGCAAGTGGTTTTAAAACTGCTATTGACTGGGCCGATAAATTTATCGCGTCCATTAGCCCCGGACTACGTCTTGCGGGGAAATATGCCGAAACATTTGTTGGATGGTTGACAAAAGGAACTGAGGCACTCCCAAGTCTTGATGAAGTTGGGCAGACATTCAGCAATGCTATTGAATTTGCTGCCAATGCTTTTGCACAGATTGTTGATTCTGCTAAAGACTTAATTCCCTTATTAAAGTCTTTAGTAGATATGGGTAGTGTGTTTGCAAAAGTTACTTTGTATGCTGTCAAAGGATTGGCGTATACTCCTCAGTATTTAATGATGCCCGGTGCTCAAAAGTCAATGATAAATGCTGCGGATGCTGG